AAAAAAGGCAAAAAGTCAGAGAAGCAGAGCAACAAAAGATTATGAATCAGAATAAACAATAATATGAGTGAACAATAGCAATTGATCTTGTATTTGTTTTAATTTAACAAAACCTTAGTAAAAGTCATTATTATAATATCATATTATAGATTTTATATACTCTGACTTAACTATAATTAAGCGTAATCCAAACAAATATATTATACTAAATTAAGTATTTCAAATAAAAATACTGTTAAAAATTAATAGAATACATTCTTTGAAGAGATTATATTAATTACAGAATGAATATCCCAATTTCTTCCACTGTTGTAAATAAAAAAATATTTACTCAAGAACATCAATATCTAAACAATTTAGTAGTAGTATCAGACAAGAATTATGAAAATCTTAGAGACAGCGAAACTATTGTGCCCTTTCTAGGTGTTGCACTCCTAACAAAGGATATATATGTATCTGAAGCAACCGCAGCAACCCTTCCTGATTACTTTACAGTGTTAACGGATCCTATTGATACTAATGTAATTATTAAAACAAGTGAAAAAATGGTAATGTTGCCTTTACCTGGCTTGGTACGTCTTTACAACGATTTTGTTAGTTCTAAGACAAGCATACCAATAAAACCTAGTGTATGTGGAACCTGGGCATGGTATTTCTTGATCTATAAAGAATTTCAGCCAATTTATTCAGCATATAGATCAAATCCCGATTATGAGATTGAAACAGATCCAGAGATTATTGATGCTGTTACTGAAAGTTGCCCACCAGTTGTAGAAAACCCTTATATGGTCCAAGAAGAATTAAGAATGACTTGTCATCTAATATTATTGTCTCTCTTCAAAAACTTTACCGATGAAAGTCATGTTTCTGAATRTAGGAACAAACGAATGTCATCAGTAAAAGCAGCTATGAAGACTCAACATAGCTATCAAGGTCGTGGAGTAAGCTTAGAAGCCATTAAATCATTTTCTGATGATCTACAATTTTATCCTAAACTCAAAAGGACACTTTTCATGTTTGCTTACAATTTAAGATCTAGATACCCTGAATTAAATCTAGCTGTACAGTTATTAAATGAGACTTACAATGCAACTGTATCTGAATGTTTGAGATTCATTAGTGGACCTAAGTATATGGCACATATAAATCCTACTATATTAGACGAGATCAAGAGGTTTATGGAAGCAGTTAAGGGTGCTAAAGCTAAGTCTGGGGAATTATGGCCTTGGCATAAAATTATACGATATGAGGATGATTCTTTAGTAACCTCTAAATTCCCCAACTTAGCTAGTGCTGCAATTATGAGGAGGAAGTTAGATTCATCAACAGGATCATTTGCAAGATTTAAACACAACGAATCTTTGGGTGTACTTCCTGATATGCAAAAATTAGTATCCACTCCATTACCACCACATATGCTCAGTGCCGGATCAGGAACGTCATATACTGAGGCTCAAAATCTACAAGCAATAGAGCTTGGTATTGATTTAAAAGCGTCTCARCCAGCACCTAATCATTCAGCATTCAGTATGGATGCATTAGTGCAGGCTTATCTTGCACAAAGGCAAAATTAATCCTGTATACAAGGAGTATGCCTTTAACATTCATAACAGATATATATATTAACAAACCCGTAGTAAAAGTCATGATATTATCAGTGATTTTTAAAACATTTATTTTACTTTTTATATCCATTATTTTTATAAACAATTTTTTAGAGTACCGAGATTGTCATCCCGAGTTTTATTGGTTCGGGATTTCAAAATTCTACTGTAGATGGAATATACTAGCAGAGACTAGTAATTCTGTAGCTTTATTGGCTATTTTATCTTTGTTACGTTTATGGGGTTCTTACCTTTATTATAGGTTTCGTTTTATTCGGATATTTTATGATAATATTTTCCATTAATAAATAAATAAACTTTCAAATTCAAAATTCTTTGTATTAAATTTTAATTAAACAAAACCGTAGTAAAAGTCACATAATTTAAATTGACTCTCATATATACTATATATTTGAAATAAATCCTTTCGAAAAAACACCTCAAATATAATAATCTCTACGGTAAATACAAAAATAACATAATGTCAAAGAAGTTAGCTGTAAAACCAAAAACTTACAGAACCACCACTACACTACAACCTATTCCAATCCCTTCTGTAGATGATCTAAATCAATCATTATCTCCCATCACTTTAATTGATTTCTTGCATAAGGTCAAAAACTGGAAATATACTCTAAATGATTTGGTACCTGACAACTGTTTGTCCTCCAATGATTTATTCCGGAAAGTCACTGAAAAGATTCGGGTCCACAGTGAAGAAGATTTAGAGGCTTTAAAGAACTATCATAAAAACTGGGAATATACAAAGTTAAAAAACAGTTTAAATCCAATTACATTTGCTTGTTACTACTATTTGACCATAACATCAGAGAATAGACATATATATAATGGTGAGTATTTGATAACCCATATTGAAGAATATTTGCAAAAATCTCCAAAATTTAATCTGGATGAGATAATAATCTACTGTTACTCTTTAGGGTTAACAGATCCTCATAAAATAACAATTAAAATTAAGGAGTTTGTTGAACAGAGGAAAGACCATGATTCGAAGACTTACTTGCCTGTCTTAGAAGAGGCACTAGATTACTTAACTAAGTCTTCTGACAGTCTTAATAGTAGTCTTCATATTGCAGAACCTCTTTTATGTATTGGAGAAGTTCAGGATACATCTACGCATGTGGTATCCCCCCAGAAGGATTCTATAAAGGAATCTTATAATGAGGATTATCACACTAGGTTAGATGACTTGGGATTTTCTTCAGTAAGTACTCCTATAACAAGCACATTATATCCTGACATACCAAGGTACCCCCCACCTTATCAAAATACTAAAGATCCTCCAACTGCTCCAAATACAGATGATTGTCCCATTGTCAAACTACCTAACGAACCTTGCCCTCAAACACTTTTGTCCTTTTCATTAAAACCAAGTATTATATCTTGTCTATTATTTGGGAATATTAATGCAGCTCCACACCCGCCACAAGGGATTACATGGGAATACATTGAGAAATATTGCACCATTCCATATTTATTAAATAGATTAATATCCGTGCCCGAGCTTATACCCGATCCACCAGGTCCGTTGGTTGCTTTACAAAAAAGATATATGGCTGAACTTACTAAAACGCTAACATCAGGAGTAAAGCAAGAACAAGAGAGTGATTTTAATTCTCTTAAAGAAGTCGTCGAAAAATTGAATAGAATAGCCAATGACTTAAATAACCAGAGGATTTCAGACTCCGTTCAACCTATTCTCCCTCAAGAGATTACTGTCAGACCAGTATTTGTTCCAGCTGAACAGCGACCTCAAGTCACACAATCTGCGCAACCACCCAGGTCATTTAAACCTAAAATGGGTTAAGATACATTTAATTAAAAAATCTACTAAACTATTCATTCTAGTTAACACAATGACATTTTATATATAAACAAAACCGTAGTAAAAGTCAATATTATAATTCCGTTGTCTTTTAATTTACAGTTTACATATATAGATACATACTACACTTATCATTAAACCATTAAGATGTTCATACTAAAATTATTATTTAATTATATTTTGTTTGTACATTATTCTTATGCTCTTATTGCTTTTGACTGTGAAAGCAAAATTAGTGAGCGCAGAACATTTTCTCTCGTTGAGACCAATCCCTGTATACCCATTGTTCATAATATAACCACTTCTATAGAGAAAATACAAGTGGTCCAACCTCGAGTGTTTGATAAACTAGAATACATTCAATGCATGATAACTATATCTCACCAGATTTTCAGATGTGGAAAAACTATAGATACTTTCCAAGCAGGAGGTATATATTCTGAGGTTGTAGAAGTTTCTAGATCACAATGTGAAGATTTACATAAATTAAGGACATTTAATTATTTTGGAGTACAAATAAAACTAGAGAAGGGGAATTCAGTAACTAAATTATCTACAGAGACGTTCGGTTCTATCGACTCTGATGGATCTTGTACACCAGGTAATGGACAATTACATGCTAATAATAGAGTATATTCTCGTGCAGTTAGAACTTCAAACATTGAAATAACTTTAATAAAATCTCTCGGTACTATAGATATCGATGAGAAAAAATTCATACTAGAAGACACAACCAAATGTAGGTATGAGGATTTTGAATGCTTTTCTGTAAATAATGGCTATTCTTATTGGGAAGAAGCCAATGATAAAATTCATTGTCCAGAGTCACAAGAATATACTGTGTTATTTGAAGGGGCATGTACTAAAATTATAGAGACTAAAGATGGTTTTTCTATAACATCATACCTTATGAATATAGATGATTATGATTTCCAAATTACAAGAAGAGATAAACAAATTAGATTATGCGGACAACTGGGGTGGGCAACAGAGCATCCTAAGCTCTCTATAATAGAAGAACAACAAAATTTAGGATTCAACTTAAAGCCAGACAAAACCTTATTTAATAAAGAAGTAAATTTAATGACATATTTTAACTCAAAACTATTATATATTATGAAACACACTAAAGATCAAGTAGATAGTCTGTACCAAAAGATCAGCCATGATAGATGTAATTCTGAGACAAGAATAGTAAATAGCATGATGACACTTGCACTAATTTCACCACTAGAGTTTGCTTATGAGTATTTCCAATCTCCAGGTTATACAGCCACAGTAAGAGGAGAAGTCATTCACGTAGGTAAATGCCAACCAGTTCATGTAAATTATACTAGCAGTATTGATAAATGTTACAATGAACTTCCTGTAACTTATGATGGAAATCTAGCTTTTATGTTGCCTCGGACGAGAATTCTAAGTAAAATAGGTACTGAAGTAGATTGTTCAGGATTGATCAATATTATGTATAAGCTAACAGACAGTTGGTATTCTGTAAGCAGAGATCTTATACATACACATAAACCAGAAATTATATCGATCACACCTAATGATATATGGGAATTTAAAATGATATCAGGATTAGCAGAATCTGGAATCTATAGCCAACGAGACCTAGACCAAGTTCAGAAGATATTAATGAACCCAGTTGAAAAAGAGATATTAAGTTCAAGAATCCTAAGAACATTAGATGGAGCATCATCATTACCAACAGGATATTCTCTTTACAATACATTCACGCCTCAAGATCTCGAAAGATTAACTAAGAATACTGTCTCCACATTTTTTATGGTCTTTTATGGGAAAATGACAACAATAGGAAATTTCTTTTCTTTCTTGTTAGCTCTATTTATGATTCTTCGATTTATAAAGTTCATTTTGAATAGTATTATTAACTGGACTTACTTATATAGGACAGTAGGGTTGAGCTGGAAATTAATATTTTGTTGGTGGGAGAATCTTGTTCATCATTGGGTAAGAGATTCTAAAACTCAATCAACTAAACAAACTGATCAAGAACTTGTCCACATTGAGGTACCAATTGAAGATAATGATAACACACCCAATACTCCACCTAAGAATTTTTTAACAAGCAAATATATTAAAATAAATCCTAATATCAACTAAGTATATATGAATATTYAATTCTCATATATGGATTTAACTATTTTAAATAAATCTAACAACATTCAATTTACTAACCATAGATATAAGATACATTTAAAGAAAACCGTAGTAAAAGTCAAATACAGTATACATCGAAATGGACCCAGTATATTTTACTACCACTTGTCCCAGATGTGGTGAAGGAATTAAATATATAAGGGTTGAAAAACCACTTCCAACTACACAAAATCAACCCAAACAGACAGGTTAAATCATTACAAATTTTTCATTTTGATATTAATCCCAATTTATTTTTACAGAAGCTTTTACATTTCTAATTATTTATTATTTATTGAAACATATATGTCTGTTCTTATCCCATCTCTTATTTCTTTATACATCTACTTTTGGACATAATTAAATTATTATTCAGTTATTTATCATTTTAACACAGAGATTATGTTCTAGACCCTTTAATATTTAAACAAAACCGTAGTAAAAGTCATAATGGATGACTTCAAATTTGAAGATCACTTCACAACTGAAGAAGTTCAACAAAAGAAACAAAATTATAGCTATATACCAGGCCATTTGTCTTCACCAATAACCAATGATGATGCAGAATTTTTATTAAAATATAAAAATTTCTATTGCCATAGACACAAAGTATTAAAGGAAATAATAGATAAAGAAAAGATAGACAAAACAATTTATTCTGGAGATTGTCATCCTTACACTTGTTTAGAAAGATGGGTGAGAAGTTTACGTCCTGATCCACATAGTGCAGAAAAAAGACTAAAAACTATAATTTCAACAGCATTTGATTATTCAACAACTCAGATCACTAACCATTTATCTTCTTTCCAAACTAAAAATTGTAATCATATAAAAGTTATACAAAAAGAACAAGAACAGATGAAACAATATTTCTTAGAAAATATAAAAATATTTTTACCTTCATATTTAGATCTTTTAGCATCAGAAACGGTCAAAGATACTCTATGCTATAAGAGAATAAACTACGGATCATTACTAAAGTACCACAATATACGATTGGACAAAGAAGTATTCATTTTGAATTGTGATATACACGGGAAATGTTTGGGACCAACAAATTTGTTACTAAGCGTTCTAGATAATATGCAAGCAAGATTCTCATTATTATTATACTGGAAAAGAAGTGATTTACAAACCAAATACAAATCATCAATGTATTCAGAAGGAACTAAGTTAATTGAATCCTTCGAGAGGATAAGGAGTACTCATCTACATTTAGTTTACAAAGTTATATCATTGTGGGAATCGATGATTGTTGGTTATTCCATCAAGTCTCCAGAAACAGATCTAGGATTCTCGACATTATTCGATGATTCTTTTTCTGAAATAGTAAAATTATTAAGCCCGACATATTCATCTGATGAATTGATAAGTATGCTGCTGCCAGCAAATGAAACAGAAGATAATATTAAACTCTATTTAGAACTAACAGGAATAACAAAAATCTTCGGCCATCCATGTCTTTCTGTTAAGTCTAGTATTGACAATATGAAAGAAGTCAGCTGTCCAAAAGCTCAAATAGATACTGGTGTGGTAGAAAATGCCTTAGGTGTTTTCATTAGAGACTTCTGTCAAAATTATTTTAAGAAACATAGAAGGTGGCCCAATATGAAGTCTTACCCGGCTGATTTCGGAAATTTCATAAGTAAAAATTTGGTGATGCCAAAGTCTTTTTCAAATCGTTGGAATCTATGGAGTAAAATAAAGTTTGATAAATGTTTTGAATATGATTATAGTGTAGATACAACAGAACTCTTAAAAGATACTGCTTCTGCACCTCCTTTTAGTGAATGGTTCTTAGCTTACGATCATTGTGCTTTCAAACATTTACACAATAAGAACAAACCTTTTTTACCAAAAAACAAAAAACCTACTCCTTTAAGAATAATATCCAGATTTTTACAGGGAATTCCAAATGAAGTTGAGAAAAAGGTATTTGAATGTACAGAATTATATTGGCATATTGATGACAGTACAGCAGTAGTTTGTTTAAAAGAGAGAGAGATTAAAAATGATGGTCGACTCTTTGTTAAGCAAACATATGAACAGAGGTTAGGACAAGTATCTTCAGAGATGAATATAGCAAATACCATATTTAGATATATCCCTGATCAAACTATGACAGACAGTGAAGTTATCCTAGCTCAAAAAATATCTTCTGCTGTTAAAAATCAAAATCAAGATTATGAATTAATTAATCTTGATTTATCTAAATGGAATTCAAGTTACCGACATGCTTTAGTTACTAGATTCGGAAAGACTCTAGATCAGTTATTTGGACTCAAAAATTTCTATGAATATAATCATATATGGTTCTTAAAAGCTAATGTGTTTACTAACTCTAGACTTCATCCACCGGATTACGATATATTCACTAAATTACCTATACCAGGTGATTATTATTATAATAATCATAAGGGAGGAATGGAAGGAATGAGACAAAAGCTATGGACTATAATAACAATTGCAATTATCAAGTATTCAGCAGAAACATTAAATCTCAGAATTACAGTTATTGGACAAGGAGATAACCAAGTAGTGTTAATTAAATATAGAGAGGATCAGATCGATAAAAAATCAGAATTGAGAAATAGATTTTTACAATTGCTTAAGACCAATTTTTTAGCAGTAAACCTTAAGTTAAAATTATCAGAAACATGGATCTCCAAGAACTTATTTGAGTATGGTAAAGTAAGGTATTATAAAGGTGAAGCAATTAGTCAGACAACAAAGAAGATCTCAAGATTAATACCTGATATTAATGATGGTATCAGCTCATTTATGTCCTCTCTCAGTACAATTAATACCATTACTGAGTCAGCCGCAAAGATGGATCACTGTCCGGATAGCTGTTTTTTAATTAATTCGATTAGTATTTTAAATTATCTAATGAGAAGAAAAATAATACATCAAGATACACCATCACCTGTATGTTTTATGTATTTATGCTATCCATCTGATTTCGGTGGGATAAGTTTGTCACATTATTTCTCTCACTATGTTCGAGGACATGAAGATAAAGTTACTATGTGGTTGGCTTATTATAATCATCTAAGACTTTATTACCCAATGAATTTTGAATATTTAGCCCATATTATAAATTTAATTCCTTCTGGGAAGAAAAATATAAACAGATTGATAGAAGATATATATTGTTTAGATGTAATTACATTACCATCTATCGAGGCACTGTTTAAAGAGAAAGCGTTAGATTATCTTAAAAGTGATGAAGTTACAAATCCTGAGATCAAAAAATTATTTGATAGCAATCAATGTATTTCTCAACAAGAGTTAATTGATCAGTTAAAAACTATGAAACCAATGTTCCTTCCTTTAGCACATGAGATTTTACGACATTCTAATGCTGGTATATTGATTGCTTTTAGAAATAAGTTATCAAATATTGCTACAATAAACAAAATAATTCAATCTAGTGAAGAAAATAGTTACTTGGAATTAATGGCAGTAAATAATGATGCTGTTAGAGAAATCTTGATAAGTAAAGCTAGATCAAGAAAAAGATACTCATTGAGAGATAGCCTTATTAAAGAAAACTGTCCTACTCAACTAGCTATAAATATACGAAATGAGCACTGGAATTTAGACTTATTAGGAGCTTCAAAGCCTGTCCCTCACCATCAATTTACAATTAAACCTTTAGACGAATGTACCCAAGAAGAGATCAACATGTCTATTTTAATAAATACTAGTAGAGAATTTGCACAGTCTGACTTAGGTGCATACAACCAATTAGGTCCTTTCCCTATCTTCCATGGGGCTGCTACAAAAGAAAAAATCAATAAACCCAAAATGGAAATGTTCACAAAATCAAGTTATACAAAATCCTTACAACAATTATTTACAATAGGAACCTGGATACAAAAGATTCAAGGGAATAACCTTATGCAGCTGATAGAAAATCTGATCTTAGAAAAATCATCACATATACCAGAAGAATTCTTGGATCAAGAGTTAGATGATTGGTGTGTCAGTACATATGGTGGAAATATGGTTCACAGATTCCGAGCGGCGATAGAAAGAAATTCAGCTGTTATAAATTCATTACCAACAACTGGTTCCCACTTTAGACAGACTACAAATATGCTTTCTGCAATAACCAAAGGAGGGCGCGACTGGACAATACACTTTCAACTAGTCTTTTTATTCAATGTCTCAGTCATTAGTAGATTAAAGAGATCTATTCCCCTATTATATACTCAATATGCAGCATATTTATCATGTAATACATGTACCCAAGAAGTATCCAACATTGTAATGGATATAGATCCAATCACTCAGTATTATTCAGATACAAAGCCTATCTTTCAACCTTTATCATCTTCATCAACAATTAGTTGTCACCCAGTTTACCCAGAATTTTTACTTAGGAAGTATTTATCTATCCATTTAGGACGACTCATTGGTTTGACCTTTGATTCAGCATTTATTAGCACACATATTGATCAAGGAGGAGAAGGTTCTAGAGGATCAACAAAGAAATCTCTACAATTGAGTATAAATGATCTTAGAGGAGTAAATTTCCATGACTTGATTATAGGATTGTTACAATCTTCCCACCAATTGAGAGACTTGATCAAAGAATTTTCTTCAACAGGAGTAGTTTATTCAACAAATCAATCTTTATCTTCATTTGCACAACTATTGATAGATGCAAATCTAATTAACGAGTTAATAGTATTTTTAGATGTACAAGGATATCGTCACTATCAGATGATAAAGGCAGAAGATTTATCTGAAATTTTAGTTATTGGGATCTATTTTTATTACCAGAAACATAAAAAAGAATTATTAATAGAAATTCTATCCAACAATTTTTTGTCAGAGGATGTGAATAGAATATATTCTCGTTACACGTGGACTTATGCTGAGATTAAAAGAAATAAATTTGCTTCAAATGTAATAAATAAATACTACGAGAGATCACAATCATATCAAAGAAACATTGTCATGGAACTCATTATGAGAACACTTATCTCTATCACAAATCATCCTCATCATAACATCAGAATAAACATTCGAGCTGAAGATACAATAATTATGTGGAGAGCATATCTAATCCAACATCCAGATTTTGATAGAAAACGACCAGTACCTATTCCTGAAATTACAACTACACCTATCAATATAGAGATGGACAATTATATTAAGTACTATAATAGTCTGTGTTCTTTCCAAGAAGACGGTACTAAACATATTAAGAACCTACATCACTTATGTAGAATAGAAGGGAATATAAGCTCTGCATTTACTAAAATTCATGAAGTATATATGACACTTAAATTAGATACTTATTGTCCAACATCAATAGTTTGTCTAGCAGAAGGATCTGGAAGTATAATAAATGGATTATCAATTCTCTATCCAAAAGCAGACTTATATTATAATACATGGTTAGTCAGTGATATAGACTTACGAAATGGTCCAGATCAAAATTATCCCCCTTCATATATCAATAGTCCATATTACAACAATAATAGATTAAAAGGAGCTACGAGATTGGCTATGGGTCAAACAGACATAACATCATCCACATTTATTACCAAATTTAAACAAGAACTCTCCAAAACACAGATAGGTTTATTCACTCTCGATGCTGAATCTATGGAATCACAAGGTACAAATGAGAACTTCCTGTCAATCTACTTACCTATTTTAGTAGAAATGGACTTTAATATTGCAATTTTTAAAATGTTTATTGATTCTCGATCTCGAATATATGTTATTGAATATCTCCAAAAATTCTCCACTATAATGTATTGCTTTTTCAAACCTATATCTAGTAATCCAAACAATAATGAGGTCTATTTGACTATATCCAATAAAAGGATTAATAAATTAAATATTATTACAAACACTATATCACAATTCCATGATAGAACCAGGTACTCACTCTCATTCTTAGATTATAAACCTATCTCAACATGGGAAGGAATAAAATTATATATAGAACAATCAGAAATCTTATCTAATCTACTGTTAACATTCAATATACCACTGAATGATGCTCTCATATTTCCAGATCGATTTACTCCAATTATTAAATCTAAAATATTTTGTGGAACTTATTGTATTAAGTTCATTGTCTCGTGTTTCGAACTCATTGAAGCAATAAATACAAATATAGAAAAGATCAGTATATACACAATTTTAAGGACTTCAAACACTCTACTCTCTTTAACTCAAATATCAAAAGATGTAGTATTTTCTTTGTTTTATTATATAACACTATCTAAACTAAATTCATTAAAACTGATTGAGAATATAGATATAACCGAAGATACTATTAGATCAAACACAATACTCTCAACTACAGATACATCTTTTAAATTTACAGAACTATGGTCGAATGGGAAATTGATGTTTAAAAGGCTATCAATCCCTCCCAAGTCATGTAATTGTTCTCTTCATGAGACTAAAAGAATAAAAATAGCAAAAAAGAGTCTAAGTTCTAAACTGTTTTCTGAGACAAGAAACCATATAAAGACCACATTTCCAGAAAAGAGATTTCATTTAATACATCCTAAAACTATCTTTATTATTGAAGAGTAATACAACCCTAAAAGTACAGTGTCTTACATCCACCAATTCAAAACAAATAGTAATTTAAACAAAACCGTTATTTGTTAAATTATAGTTATTATTTTTGAAGTGTATAATTTCATTTAAGATGTACTATAAATAAAATTATACAAATAAATTATAAACACTATAATTCCTTTTAAATTTACTAATTAATACTTGTATATGAATTAAACATTACTATAATAAATATACTAATAGTAAAAGATTTTATTATCTTTCAGTACTAAGGAACTCCGGCTCGTAGCTCTTTACTTTCTTGATTATAGGATTTTAGACGACTTTTTGTTTTTGCCGGAG